CGGCTGAAGACGGGGTCGTCACCCGGTTGAAGCGCTTGCCACTGGTGACGTACACGACGCCGAGATCGTCGTTGTAATTGGTTGCGTTGGCGACGGAGACGGTGTACGGCGTCACTGTCGGGATACTGGCCGCCTCGAGCTGTGCCACGGCAAATTGCCCGGTAGCCGGGGTGAGACCAAAGAAGATGTCGGAATACAGCAAGCCGAGGATCTGGGCGAACTTTGCCTTACCGGTGATCTTGCCCTGTCCGCGCGCGATTGCCACGGGGAACTGAAGCTGCCCGTACAGCGGCTTGTCGGTCCAATCGAAATCGATCTGGATATCCTGGAGCACACCAAACTGGCGTGGACCAATGCCGGACCCGGTCACATCGGTGCGTTCGCCCCAGACCGCACCCGAGCCGAAGCTCAATTGCATGTCAGATACTCCCTTTGCAACAACCGCTTCAGCGCCTCCTTGGCGGCGTATGCGGCATTCCAAGCGTGCGTGTCGCGAGCGATCGCCGAGCCCGGGAAATGGTCTTGCCACCAGCGCTCGATCAGCTGGTCGATCGAAACAGCCCTGCTTTCAGAGGCGGTCAGGCTTTCGGTATGATCTTCGGGACTAACCGCACTCGTTTCGCAATCGTCGACAGCCATCGGGACACTCCTACGCAAAATTTCAGGCGGCGCGGTTAGACGCACAGGATCTCGACCGGAACGATCGCGATCGCCTGGTCGCCGAGCACGCCTTGGTCGGTCTCGACCTTGCCGGCGATGTAGGCGTGCTGAACCATCGTGGCCAATCCGAGATTTTGGATGCCCGTCGCCGGCGATGGGGCCAGTGCCGCCTCGAGTGCGTCGAGCAGCGGGTTTAGCAGCATTGCCGGCGCCAGGTAGGGGTCGCTCGAATGGACGTAGACGTAGAAATCGGCGTAGAGCGTCCAGGCGATCGGCGATCCCAGCGCCTTGGTTGCGGCGTGCCCGCCTTTTTCGGCCATGAACAGCGCAGGCTGCTCGGCGGGGGCCACATCGGTCCAATGCCGCAGCCGCCGGTTGGCACTGGCGAAATTCGCGGCATCGGCCGCGAGGGTCCAGAGTGCCGAATAGATCGCCTCACGGATGATCATCGGCCGCACTCTGATCATGCCAGGTCGAGGCCAACCCAGTCATCGCGACACCGCTTGGGTCAGAGCCGCCTGCACCTCTTCGCGGATCGCCGGTGCCATGTCCTCGAGCGCCGAGCGCAGAAATGAGCGTTGGGGGAGATCCATGCGGCGATCATAGGCCCGCACGTTGATCGCCTTCTCGGGGATCGGACGACCAAACGCTTCGGTGATGCGCCGCAGGCTGGCCCTGACACTCACCGTTCCGGCAAAACCGTATTCGTGTACCGCGGCATATGGGCTGTCGGTAAAGACGTTCGCAACGATGGCGCCACCGCTCTGATCGACCCGGAGGTCGATGCTCGACCCCAGCGATCCGGTACGGCTTTTGAGCACCTGTCCGCTAAGTTTATCTTGCTGCACGTCACGCTGAAGCTCGATCCCAAGCCGGGTGATCGCAGGCAGAAGACTGGAATTGACTGCGTCAGGCAGTGCGCGCAGTCGGTCCAGCACCTCTCGGTCGCCGACAAGATAGCCGATGATCATACGGCACCGGCAAGCGTCGCGGTATCTGTTTGGGTCGGTGCTGGCACAAGGAAGCCCGTGATCGGCGCGACCACACGATATTGCTGGATCAGCGTCTTTATCGAGTCGCTCATGTCCTTTTGGGAATAAGAAACCGTCTCCCCCCCGCCGATCGCGCGCGCGATCTCGCCAATGCGGCTGCGCTCGCGGTACCGCAGCGCCACGAGCTCGATGCAGGCCTGAGCCAGATCGGGTGGTATTACCGAATAGCCCGCCGTGTATTGCAAAGTTGCGCAGCCCGCCTTGCGCGGCACCGCATAGCCTCGGATGACGAGCTGCGTCGGGGTGAAGAGGTACCCCGCCTGGGTCGCAAAGGTGCTGACGACAGCGATCCCGGATTGTGTCGGTGGAGGAGCCGAGATTGGTGGTATCGCCACGCCATCGACGGCAACGAGACCGACGGCAGTGACCGGGAATGCCGCGAACTGATATCGCACATCGCAAGACCCCAGCGCGTTCCCCACTCCGTCACGGATCTCGATCCAATCCTGGCAGGCGATGTGCCGATTCAACCAAGTTTGAATAAATTGACTTGCGGCCGTGATCAGGCGCGTCAACAACGCATCGTCGGTCGCCGGAAAGGCGCTCTGTCCGGTCTGCAGCCACGCTTTGACATCGGCGAGCGTTGTCAGGTCGGCAAAGCTTGCTCCAGGGGACGCAAAGCGCGCCATCACGCATGTCCCGGCTCATGATCCGCCAAAGCAGCAAAACCGCTCCACTGACGAGCGACCGGGGTCGCGTTTGCGGCTATTTCGCCGAGTATTTTCATCGTCCCCTTTTCACCATAGGCTGCCGCGAGGTTGACGATCAAAACATTGGCCAGCCCTTCGAGCGCCGCCGGTACACCAAAGGATCGTGCCGTGGTACAGAAGGTGTAATGAATGTCTTGCATCACCATTGCCACCGGATCGTCGGCGGTCATGGTCCTCGTCGTTTTTCTTTCGGTGGTCATCGTGTTGCCTCCAGGGTACTACCAAGCTGCAGCGTCGGCGAACTACCGAGCTTGTGAACGACATAGCCGCCATTGTGAAGCAGGTGTACGGCGACCTCGCGCGGCACCCGCACGACCCCATCGAGGTCGTGCGGGTATCGCTCCGTCCCGTGCCCAATGGCATCCCACACCGGGAAGACGGCCCGTAATGCGACTAGATCAGACACGGAATACTCCCTTGTTAGAACGGATTAGCCATTAGCCGTTGCCAATGTTGCAAATGACACCCACTGCAAACGGCGCGTAGACGGCCAGAACTTCCTCGGCATAGACGCCGACCTGGCGCTGGCGAGTTACGATCGGCCAGTCGATCTGATAGTAATCTTGCCGAGTCTTGATCTCGGCAACGTTAGGCACCTCGTTCGACTGATACTGAATGGGCAAGTTCTCGGCCCAGCCGATGATCGTGCCTGGGGGTACGCGTGGGTGGATCTTGATCGGGATTCGAAGCCCGCCGTCGATCGCGAACGGGTTATAATAGAACTGCACAACACCGGATGCTGTTACATGATACTCGCCTTGGCTGCCGTCTGCCGGCGAGTCGTAGCGCAGCAATGGCCCCGAGGCGTTCGATAGCACCTTGCTGGTGATGTTCTTCAGCTCTTGAGAGTTGACGTAGAGGACGGTCGGCGACAGTTCGAAATTGTCCCACATCTTTTGGAACATCGTGTCGATTTCCACGACCGAGCCGCGGCCCGATGCGGTCAGCGGCGTCCCTGTGCCCGCAGTGCCAGCCGGCATGATGTTGATATAGGCGCTTGACCCGGGCTTGAGCGCGGTGGTCAACAACCCGTCATAGGCGTAGCTGGCGTTGGCGGAATTGTCGGCCGTGATCACGGACTGTGACTGATTGCCGGTGCTGAGTGGAGCACTGACGGCGAGACTGTTGATTGTCGTGATGGCCTGCAGGGTCTCGTTTCCAGTCGTCGTCGAGATATACCAGGCATAGGCAACCGCGCCCTGCATTGCGACGACGCTACAGAACAAGGTCTGGCCAAGTGTTACAGCTTGGCTTGCCTCGGCGCTGATGTTCGACGAGCCACCGGACAGCATATAGCTCTTTCCGTCTGCTCCGGTGACGTTCTTTGAGGTGGCGACGCCATTCAGGACAGTTGAATTCTGGTATCCTTCGAGGGTCAGGCCGGCGACCTTTACGAAATAAGTTGCCGAAGGGAGCGTCGCGCCACTGCCCGATGCCGACAAGGTCGGAGTTGCCGGCGTGCCAAGTGTCAGCGAGGCGTTACCGGCGAGGATTGCCATCTCCTCCTTCAGCATCATCTTTTGCAGGAGGCGAAAGGTCATGCGGGCCTGAATGTCTTCAAACTGTCGGCCCGCCGAGATTGCTTCGAAGGTCGCTGCATCTTCCTCGCCAATCGTCACGTAAGTGGCTGATTTGTTCGAGGTCGAATAAGACATTTGTCCCGAGCGCTGGCCTTCCGGCACCCAGCCCATCGAGTCGAAACCGGAGCCCATGATTGCGTTGACTTGCCGCCAGTTTGTTGCTGAGCCAGTGCCGCCACCGACCCGTGGCATAACGTTCCGGATCGGTGTCACGAAGGGGTAGAGATTCTTGGCGGGCGCTTGCAGGTCATAGGCGAGCAGACCGGTCGCGGTCGAGATCGACTTGGCGAGCGCGTCGTCCGGCTTGGCCAGAGCCCCTTTCAAGAGCTCCAGCGATTCCTGAGTGATCGGATTCATCGAAAAGTCCTCCCAAAAGGGGGGGCAATAAGAAGCCCGGTCAAAGACCAGGCTTGGTGACGGCTTCGCGGCGACTGCGCAAGCGAGCGCTCGTGCAGCCGCCTTCATGTGGAACAGAGTTTCGCCTCGAAGCCGAAAGGCGTGTGTTAGTTCGGTACTCTGTCAGCGTTCGCCTGTCGCGGCGCCGAGCACGCGGATAGGGTTGGCATAGCTCGCCTTGATCAGCGTGAGGGTCTGCTCCTCCTTGCTCATCTTGGCAAACGCAGACGCTATCTCCTCTGGCGAGAGGGCTCCGTCACGAGCGCTTTCGGTGCTACCGCCGTCCTGCTGCTTCGACACCGAGATGCTGCCTCTGGCGATGGTCAATGGCGGAAGCGGAGTGCGGGCGATGTCGTCGACACGCTGCGTCAAGCGATCGAGCAGGGGCACCATTTCGCCGAGCGTCTTGACCAGCGCCGTCTTTTCGGCGCGCTCGTCTGCCAACACCTTGGCGATGTCTTCGGTCCTTATAGCTTTGACCGACTCGAATTCAGTGCCCTGCTTGTGTTTCTCACTGATATCCGCAGCGTCGCATTGGGCACCGGCAGCGACCAGATGGCCGTGCGCCGAACGCAGGTGCCCCATCGTTTCGGCGGAATGGCAGGCACCAGCCTTCGTGACATCTTGACTGTCGGCGGTGTCGGCAGGCACCGGCCCCAAATCAGAACCTGACGACGGCCGAAAACATGCCATTCCGCCGGTTAGTTTGCTGACGCATTCATGGGCAATATTCATCAGGTTCTGGTGCGCACGGCCATGCTTGCCACCTAATACTGCAATCGCGCCCGAACCTTTTGAACTGTCGACCGTGGCATTATCGCCGGCGCGGAAATCCGATGGCGGCGGCTGTATCAGCGCCGTCGCATCCTCGATATCGCCCATTGAGACGACGCTCGAAGCCTCGGACGGCACCGCGCCGGCCTCGCGGAGGCGGTCGCACGCCCCGACCATGTGGGCCCTTTCTCCGACCGACAGGCCGTCGATCTTGAGGCATTTGTCGCAAGCGCAAAGAGCCATGTCGAGGAGCGCTTGGTCACCTTGCGAATGTTTGGCCTTTGCGAGGAGAGCGACGGCGAGCTTTTGCATTTGCGGGTTCCCTGTCTTAAGGAGAGCGGCAATGCGGGCGGCGCCGGAGCCGGCCGCCAGCGCGAGCATTTCGGAAGCGCGCTGCGGGAGATCTTCCCCATCCATTTGGATGTCGCCCAAAAGCTCCCCCATCTCTTGGTTGACCAGCGGGTTCAAAAAGCCGCAGAGTTCGCCGATGATTGCCTGCAGCCGGGACGGCTGCGGTGACTCGTCACCGTCGATCGCCGCCGCGTCTTCGAGCACATCTCGAAGCCAATCGAGGTCGTGCGCGATTTGTGCCGTGCGGCCTAGGTCGCAGAGCGCTTTGGTCAGCGCTGCAGAGGACGCCTTTTCCTCACTCTCGGCCGAGGGCGGCCCGTCGATGTTGACCTTGTCCTTCCAAGCGGCGATTATGGCAGCTCTGATTCGGGCAACTTGATCGGCAGTGTATCGCTGGGCGTTGCTGGGCCTGTTGATGTAATTCCACGCGACGCGAATGTGCCGCTCTGTGTCGATCGGATAGCGAGCCTTGCCGTCGGGCTGGTATCCGGGGTCGGCGTAATGGAGCTCCTTGTAGTCCCCGAGCGCGCTGCCGGATGTGGTGCTGTTCTCATTGCCAGAAGCCCTCTGTTCCCCCTTAGGGGTAAGCTTGGCTAGCGCCCCTTCGGCTGTCTCGATTGCCCTTTTTGCTGCGTCGATCGTGGCTTCGGTTTCACTAGTACGGTCGAGCTCCCGCTCGCCCGTCGGCGATGAAGCGAGGCCGGCCCGCGGTGATCGTGGCAAGTGAACTTCTGCGGGGCCGGGCGCGCGCCTTGCGAGACACTTGACCGCGTCGCCTTTAGCCCGATGATTATGGTCCGCCACCCCACAAGCCCAGATCTGAACCGGCGGGTTGAACGGCTCTGGCGAAAGCGTAGGTTCTGCCAGTGGTGCTTGCGCCCCGGGGTTTCGCCCGCAGACGCCTTCGGCGGCTTTCCAGCAGTCGAAGATCGCTTCCGGGTTCGCCGGACGATCGACGAGCGAGATTTCATTGAGAACCAGGCCGGTGATGGCTTTGGGGTTGCCGGGCTCGCGCTGTGTGACCCGGCCGCCGATCGAAAATCCGCGATAGACCTGGTTTCTGACTTTCGCGACCGCGATCGGGTCGACGACATGGGCGACTATCCGGGTGGCCCCGTCGTCACCGACCTCCGCTTCGAGCGTCGTTCCAGCCGCCGAGAGCTGGTGCATCTCGCGCAGTGCAGGAAAACGCATATAGTCCGGGATCGCCTCGCGCATCGCGCCGGCTCGAACGATCTCACCCTGGTCGTCCGTGACCTCCGACGACGCGATCCCGTGCACCCGCACGGTGCCATCGTCAACAGGCTCGACCTTCTGGATTACGCCATAGAGTCACATGATCAACATCCCGCCAATGAGCCGCGCAAGTGTATCTGGTATCTGGTCATTTTCCCGGCGGCTCCCGATAACGCGATCCTGCTCCAGATCCCCGATCGTCGGCGGCAACGGGCGCTTGCTGTGCTGGCGTCGGGAGCGGCCGGCCTAACGCCTGCGCCAGTATCTCAATTGCTCCGGACACCTGCTTCGCCGCCTCCGAATTGTCTGGAACAAGTATTTTGACTAGGGCGGCGGCGACGCCCGCCCAGATAGGGTCTCCGGTAATTAAATAGCAGACGGAGCCGGCGAGTACGCCAAGGCCGATGACAGTGCTGGGCTGAGGCGGCCAGCAGAACGCTGTTTTCTGGAACATATGTCTGTTGCTCGATCAATTCATCGCATTGACTTCAAACCAAGTGGCAACCATCGTTGGGCTGCCCCGGTCGTGTAGGATGAGCCCGTCAGGGCAATGACAATAGCGCCCGAGTCGACCGTGTCGGCAAAACCACCAGTAGCCGATCCCGCCGAGACTCTGCGTCCGCGATGTGCGAGGCGCCCGATCTCTGATACCGCGCATATGCGGCAAGTGCGAACACCTTTGTGCTCGTGGCCGAGTTGCCCGATCCGTCACGGACCCGGGGATTTGCACAGAACCGTCGTGTTGAGCTTGAGCACCCGGCCGTCGCTCAAAGCAGCCGAAGCTTCGAGGATATAGGTACCGCCGGCCGCCGTGGTCGGCATGCCTCCGATCGAGGCGACCGAGAAGAACCCGGCGCGTATTTGCAGTGATCCATCGGCGGCAGTGCGTACCTCCATCGATGTCTGGGTCGAGACCGACAAGACTCGCGACTGCGGGTCCGGGTCAGTGGCCGTCTGGAACGGCGCGAGAGCGCAGGTCCAGCTCGTCGACACCATCGCCGCCGCACCCACATCCGCGGTAAAATCGAAGGCGAAATTGTCGATCTCGCCAATCTCGATCGGATCGAACGGTGTTGCCAAGCGCATAGCCGAGCTCCTCATTGGCCTCCAAGCGGATCGGCTACTGCGGGAAACCGCCCAGACGCTCGCGTCGCCGGGCGAGCCCCGGCAGTCTCGTCAGCTCAAAAGAGGCAAGCTGGTTATTAGCCTTCAAGGCAGGAGCGGCACTGCCTTGTGCAAGAACATCGACAGGATCAGGCCACCCACGGCATTGCAAGGCGCACTCGGTCCCTGCGTCGCCGCCACCAATAGCCGGTCGGCCTCGATCAGTGAGGCTAAGTCAGGCTTTGGTGCGGTCTCCACCACACTGGCGACCGGACCCAAGGCGGCCCAACATGCCGCTCCTTGCGGGTCGCCGTCTTGGGTTGCGACCCGCGCCGCATTCGTCAGGTCGGCGCTCGCGAGCTTGCCGACTTCGGCACATCCCGATAGCGCGAACAGCGACATGGCTGCGTAACAAACAAACGATCGTTTTCGCATTGGTTAAGCCCTTTCATTGTGTAGGTTGCCCGCAGCAGATATCGCCTCATCGGCGACCGAATGATGCGGTCTGGCGCCCTCCGGCCTTACAGCCGCTTGAGAATGCGTAGCCGCCCCGGTGTCGCGAGAAAACGCCGTTTACCGGTCGTGCTCAGTGATACCAGCACTGGGTCAGGCAGCGCCGACCACTCGATCGACAGGAGGGAGTCGGTGCTGAATGGAACTATGGTCGCGCCCAGCCACTCCGTGCCTGCGGCAGCGTCGCGGACCACGAGAGCGCCGAACTCCGCGGGCACAGGGACATGCTGAAGCCACCACGCCAGCCATTCGGTTGTGAAAGGCCGATCGGAAGACGTTTGTGCCAAACATTCGACGCGAGCAGCGGTGTCGCCGGAGGCCCGGGCACTCAGCTCCATCAGGATGGCGACACCGCAACCCAGTACGGGTATCGCTTCCAATTGGATTCGGGGTTGACCTCTTGCTGTTGCGAGCGACCCAAACGGCAGCCAGACATCGGACCGGCTCATCGCCAAGAATTCCGTCGCAACACGCGCACTGTTTTGGGCGGTCGCAACGGACTCGCATGGTAACAGCGGATCGTTGTGCTGTGTTGCCCGGAATTCGAGCCGTGTCGCTGCCCCGGCGGTTTGGCTCGCCGAGAACCCGACCGGGCTCAGTGCATCCGCTGCGACTGTCGTCGCGCCCGCAGCAGTGTAAGTGACAACGATGATGCCTTGCGCGCCGTTTCCGCCGGTGCCCGCAGTCGGGTACCAGCCGCTGCCACCACCGCCGCCGCCGTAATTGCCGGCATTGCCGCCGGTACTGCCGGTGGCCGCGCTCTGGCTGCCACCGCCGCCGCCGCCACCGCCACCCGAGCCGTGCGAGAAATCCCATTCCTGGCCGTTGCCGCCGTTAGCGCCCGCCGTGGTACCACTGCTCGAGCTTACGCCAAACCCACCGCCGCCGCCCGCGGCGCCATTGCTGTCACCGGTGCCGGCAGCGGCACCCGAGCCGGAGGTGTCGCCAACGCCGCCCGATTGCGTCGTATTGAAATTGGCACCGCCGTTGCCGCCGCTGTTGGACGAGACGCTGCTACCGGCCGAGCCTCCGCCCGAACCGCCGCCACCGCCGCCGCCGTTATCTGAGGCGCTGTTGGGCGCCGCGCCGCCCGCGGCCCCGTCGCCATTGGGGCCAGCTGCACCGCCACCGCCTGCGCCGCAGGACGGGTTGAAACCCGCATTGGCGCCGCCATTGCCGCCCGAATGCTTGGTCGTGCCGACACCGGAGCTTGCCGCGCCGCCAGCGCCACCGACGCCTGTCCCCCCGCCTGAAAACGACAAGCCTGGGCCGCCGCCCTTCGCACCGACCGAGCTCGCCGCGAGGCTGGCGCCGTTAAACCAGGTGTCGCCGCCGGCGGTGCCATCGCCTTGGCCGGCCATATTGTTGGGGCCGCCGCTGCCAGCGGCACCAACCTGTATCGTCAAACTGCCGCTGAGCCCGGCCAGATTGCTGACGCTCGAGTAGGCACCACCGCCGCCGCCGCCCGCCTCGTGGGCCGCATTGGCACCGGCGCCACCACCGCCGCCGCCGATCGTCTCGATCGTGTTGGTACTCGACCAATCGCCAGGCAGCGGGAAGCTGGTGCCGCTGAGCAGAAAGATCTGCGTCATTCGATGCGGTCGCCGGGGGCCGCAGTATCGTGCATCACCAGACGCCCCAGCGGGTGCGTATCCAGCGCCGGATCAGCATTGCATGTGGCGATTACATAGCCATCCGCATCAACAATGCAGCACCGTCCGGAAGGTGGTATCACACCCGTCGCCGCGGCGACCGCCGCGCGGCATGCCATATCGTCATAGGGTTGGTCCAGAGGCAGCAGCAGACGGCTTTCACCGGGCCCCGGCTGATGCCGTGCGAGTTGCGCGGCATTGTCAGGGATGACCTTGCGGCGCAGGATCTTGCTGCCGGTCGCGTAAAACACGGCGAGCTGGGTCGCGCCAGTCGTCATGGACGCTCTTCCCGTCGCGGTCCCGCTCCTTTGTTTACGTTGTCATTCCCTGCGTCCGCAGATCGGCGGAACCCTTGTAGGCAGCGGTGCCGGCCGGCAAAGTAAGCCGCAGCCAAACGCCCTGTGCCCCGGCCGCATTCGGCGCGGCGCCGGACGGCAAGTTGCCCGGGGCTGGGACGCTCACAAAGGCGGGTTGTGTAATGAAGCCACCAACGCCCGAGGCGGGCACAGTCTGCCGGTTGGCGACCGTGCCGGTGTCGTTCAGCCCCGTCGTCAGCGCCAAGTCCACAAGTGCGCCCGAAGGCAGCGCCGGCGTCTCGTTTGCCACCTCGATTTGCGCGCCGGTCAGTGCGGTCGCGGTGTTGTTGTTCACAACGAAAACCTTTTCGTAATACGTGCGCTGCGCCCCGGCAGGCATATCCGCCGCACTGGTCGAGTACATGCGGATCACCGCCGTCACCGGATTCGGCAGGATTTCAAACAGCATCCCTTGGAGGATCTTATAGGTCGTCGTGCTGTCCGGGACCGTGCCCCAGTCGCGGCTGACCGCAACCACGTCGGAACCATAGCCCGCTGTGGCGATGATCTGTCGCAATTGGTTGGCGCCGGTACCGCTCTTGGTCCAAATGATCTGGCCGGCAACGACCGTGGCACCGTCGCCCGACTGCAGTTTGAACAGCGCCGGGGTTGTCCCGCTATGATTGGCCGAACCGGCCTGCGCAGTGCGCACCGTCGCGTCGGTGGTCAGCGCCCCTGAAGGCAGCACGCAGCTGTGGGCCGCGAGCGCCACGTCGCCGACCGCCGGGGTGCCCGCCGGGTTCGCCAATGGTCCATTCGCACTCGCCCCCGACAATGCGGCGTAGAGCAACCGCTCGAGCGATAGCGACCCGGTCACCCAACTCTGGCCGTTCAGGGTCAGCGTCTGGCTTTGCAGGGCACCGGTCGCATCGCGTCCAGAATAGACAATCTTGGTCGCGGTATCGCCGGACGAGCTCGAGATGACATCGACACTGCCGGCCGGGGTGACATCATAGAACGCGACACGGCGAGTAAAGTCGACGGCACCGCCGATCGTGGCGCCGTCGGTTTCGGGCATGTTGGCCGAGCCATAAACGACGATGTCGGATGGCAGGACGCTCATCAAAGGCTCCTTATTTCGTCGGTATCGGTGTGGTGCAGCCGACCGGGCCAACCCAGGCCCTGACCCGGCTATGGCGCTCCGCGCAACAGCGCAGGCGCCAAGGATCGCCGTTAAGTGCCGGTGGTCTTCGCCGCGGTCGCGGTTTTTGGCGTGACGGAGTCGCGCAGCAGCACCGGCCCTTGCGCGGTGACGAACATTGGCGCGTCACCACCCTCGACCGGACCCAGTCCCAGGACGTCGCGCGCCTCGTTCAAGGTGAAGATGCCATCCTTGACATAGCTGGTGAGGATCACGGATTGGTCCCTCGGATCCGTCGGCCGCACATCCGACCAAGCGAATTCGAGGTCGCTGTGCCCCATCCGCCTCTGGATGACGCCATCGACGAGCCGCTTGACCCAGCCCATCAGCGGGGCCAGGCCCTCCTCGAGAGCAGCTTCGTGTGCGGCCTGCGCGGTTGCCCGATTGACTTGCGGGGTGAAGGCGGTCGGTGGCAAGGAGAACGCATAACAGACGATCCGTGCCAGCCACTCGTCGAAATCGTCTTTGTAGGGCGCCTCTTTAAAGGCCTGGTACTTGGTGCCGCCCGGCCCCCAGAACAGTCTTGTGCGGCTGCCGGTATTGCCGGCGAGGATCGAGTCGAACCACTCCTGGTACTGCTGGATCTGCTGGGTGCCCCACCCGTCCGGCGCCGACATCAGCCCCGAGGGAACATTGCCCTCGGTGAAGTGCTGCAGTTGCATGACCTGGCGGCGCAATCCGATATTGACCGTCAGCACGATCTGCTCGACCGGGCTGAACCCGTATGCCTTGTGCGGTCGGCGGTTGCGCGGCAGGTAGATCAGCTCGGCGTCGCTTAAGAGGCGCCACGGCCGGCCATGGATTACCTGCTCATATGCCGGTGCCGGCGGCTGCGGCCGACGTCCGGTGTCGTCGATCAGCACCTTGATCGTCGATCCGTCGACCACATCCAGCCCGGTAATCTCACCGCCGCGGTTGCGGCGTATCTCGAAGGCGGGCGCATCCAGCACGAGGACATCCTCGAGCGCCTCGCGCAGCCAAGTTGCGAAAGGTTGCTCGCCGTCCGGCATGCGCCAGAACTCGGTCAGCCGCTCGATGCGTGCCGGCGCGTCCGCTGCCGGATGACGGTCGTCGCGCGACTTGATCGTCCACTCGAGCTTCTCGATTTGGTCCTTGCGCGTCTCGATCGCCAGCCGCGTGATATCATGGCTTTCGGCCAAGGCGCGGAGCTCCGGGAAACCGATCGGCTCGTAGGAGCGGGGCGTATAGGTAGTATTGTACCCGACCGGAAAATCCCACAGTCGCACCCGCTCGGGCTCGGGCGGTACCAGCGGATAGCTGGGGGAAAAAATCCCGTGGCCGGGCTGAAAGACTTCGCGAAATTGCGTGATGTTCCCCGCGGTTGCAGAGCCGGCGCCGCTCGCCGGATTCGACCCCGAGGCCCGTAGCGCTGGTTCGCTCGGGGATTGCGAACCCCAGCCACCCCAGCTGTAGGATGCGATTGGAGCAAGGTGCGTCAGCGAAGTCCGCTTGCCGCCGGCAGGTGGCATGGCTTATTCCTCACCCGGTGCGCGACAGGCTGCGGCCATCATCAATAGCCTCCCGTGATCGCCACGCGCTTCCAGGTGTTCGGCGCGGTGCAGATATAGAGAAAGCTGGCGTCGTGGGTCATCTGGTTGGTCGTGCAGGCCGACGACGAGGCCGGCGAACCCGAACCGATCAATCCGCCCAGATTGTTGAGCGTCTGCGGTGCTGCCGCGACGACCCGGAAGTTGGAGCCGTCGAATTGCAGCGCCGCAAACTCGTAATTCTGGCCGGCCGCGAGGGTAATCGAGCTGCTCGCCGTGCCGCCGCCCTGCGGGACGAGGATTTTTTCGCCGTTTGCGCCATTGACCTCGGCGGTCATTGTTTTGCCGTTGTCGCTGGCAAAGCCCATCATCCAGCCGCTGCCGATCGACGATGTCGGGGGCAGGGTCACGGTCAGCGAGGAAGTCGGCGTGTTGTAGCTCGATACCGCGTTGCCGTTGTCGCTTTGCGAGGCCGCGTAGGTGGCGACCGCGGGAAAGCTCCAGCGGTTGATCCCCGGGGCGTTGCCGGAGATCCCGATCTGGGTAGCGGTCGCCGGTGTCGCTTTGACGACCCGAAAGTTGCTGCCGTCGAACTGCAGCACCAGAAGCTCGTAATTCCCCGATGCCAGCGCCGCCGAGGTCACCGTGGCGCCACTCCCCGGAAACAGGATGTGGCCGCCCGAGCTGCCGTTTACTTGAACTGATGCAGTTTTGTTACTATCGCTGGCAATGCCGATCGTCCAGCCCATCGGGATCGCCGTGGTCGGCGGCAACGTCACCGTGAAGAACGAGAGTGGGCTGTTGAAGCTCGACAGCACATTGCCGTTGTCGGCGACGGCTGCGACGTAACTGCTGACCG